GGTGCATCGGTTACTAATGCTGCAGCTGTAAATCCAAATCCTGTCAAATCTGCATTACCAACTGAGTCAGATATTGTAGTAACTGAATTAGTAGGTTGCAGTATATGTGCAGGAGCAGGACTTAATAGACTCAAGTCTTGTGTTGCACCTGAGTTATATATAGTAGCTAGATTAGCAGATTGGTCTGAATCCCAAATAGCAACTTGATGCACTGTAGCTCCTTTTAAGTAGTTTACCGAATTGTGACTACCTATCTTAAAGGTCTCATCTAGTACAGAACCAGAATAACCAGCTCCACCAGCTTGTATTTGTGAGATACCATTTGCTCCGTTTATCTTAAAACCGAATGCAGCAGCTCCACCATTTGCGTTAATTGTATCAGCACCACTATAAGTAACTAAGATATGATTCCAAGAACCAGTAGTGAAATTACCTAAACCGAAGTAAGCTACAAAGTCTGTACCGTCTCCAAATCTAAATAATACGTTACCTCCACTAAATTGACTTATCTGTATAGCTCCTTTTGTAGTTAAGTTATTCCCACCGTAGTAGAATAGAGCTTGAGAAGAAGTGTCTGTTGATGGTTTAACCCACATTGATATAGACCAAGCATCTGAAGAACCTGTACCGTTACCACTTCTTTGTAGTGCTGATATGTTTGAAGCATTACCCGTAAGAAATGCCGCTGTATTGCTAGCAGGAAATAGTAATGAATTACCACCAGCTACTTCTGTTATTGTAACTGTTACCGTAAAGTCTACAGTTCCACCTATAGCATTACCTGCTTTACAATTAACTACAATAGTATCAGCTGAAGTTCCCGCAAAAGCTGGAGCAGTTCCACTTAATACACCGGTAGTTTGGTTTAATGTCATCCAACTTGGTGCATCTACTTCAGCAAACTGATTTACTATATTGTCTGAAGTTACTACCTGAAAGTTTAGTACCGCTCCTTCCGCTACAGATGCAGTTTGATTAGCTGCAATAGGCTGAAAACTTGGTAGAGGTTGTGAACCTTGTCCAATGAACTGTTTAGTTATGTTTGGTAAGCTTGCATAGGTAGTGTTTCCATTAGCTCCAAAGTACAAGTTGATATCACTACCGTCTGGATGCACAGCTGAAGAAGCTACTAACTCATTATAAGTCTCACTCCATATCTGTAAAGTATTATCAGTTAAATATCTTAAACTAAATAAGCCTTGCATAGTACCTGAACCACCTTCTCTCCAAGAGTCAATAGAACCACCAGCTGTAAAGTATCTAGAAGAAGACGTATTATGATTCCAACTTATATCTGCTATAATAGATTCATTAGTTTGGTATTTAAACGAAGTAAATAAATCATCTTCTGCAGTTATAATACCAGTAGATGCTCCACTATATCCAATCCCAAAAGTTTCACCACCACCTTGTTTATTTAAAGGTATCATATACTGCTCCCCCGGAGATAAAGCTAAGTTTCTTTTTAATACAGTATGGTTTAATATGCCATTCAATACACCAGCTTCAGTACCTGCATAATCGTGTACAATATCCCAAAGGTGTGTAGAGTTGCTAATTATTCCGTTAGGCAGAACTCCATTAGACCAAGTATACATCTGTATGTTAAAAGAATCTACAGCTAAAGGTATAATAGTCTTAGCTATTTCAACTTCACCACCTCCAGATAAATCTACAAGAGTTAAGTGTCCGTCTAAATGAAACCTTAAGCCTATAGCATCACCATTAGTCACTACATACTTACTTCCGTTAGTAGTATTAGTTAGAGTGCTATTAGAACCAGCTTGAAATCCACCAGCATATTCAAAGTTAGTACCCCAGTTAGATGAAGTGTTTGCCCCGCCATTAAAGGCTATAGGGGCTGCAGCACCGTCCCATATCCCTAAGATTAAATTAGCACCTCCGTGTGACTGAAAATTCCATTTGAATTCAGAGCCTTTAGCTAAAGCTTCTCCAAAGTAAAAAGGTAGCTGCTGGTTAACTGTAGAGTCATTGGTAGAAGTCCCTACAGGATTATTTGCGTTAGTTCCGTAAGATATAAACCATTCGTTATTTACAGCACTTAAACTAGCACCATTTACCATATTAGCGGCATCAATAGTAACAGTAGAAGCATCCGACATAACCAGTACTAAGTCAGTACCTACTACAGAACCACTAGCAACACTTACACCGCTAGCTAAACCACTTGCATCAATAGCGATTACACTTCCGCTACTTGTAGTTAAGTTTAAGGTAGTACCGCTTACAGAACCACCCGTAATAGTTGTATCATTATCAATAGCAAGGCTAGCAGCATCTATAAGTAAAGATGTAGCATCGTTCATTGTTAGTGTAATGATATTACCATTTAAAGTAGCAGAAGAAACAAACTTATTCTCGTCTACTCCGAACGTAGTTACATCAGACGTAAATGAAGTACCATCGTTTAGTCCTAGTGTTAAGTCATCTCCTATTAAAGAGAAAGAGTTTACAAATTTATCTGCAGAAGCAAACCCTGCAGTATTAGTAAATATGGCATTCAATTGCACTACAGCTTGATTGAGTACAGAATTAACAAATGAACCGTTTATACTTGTAGAACTAACAGATAAAGAAGTAACTACAACTTTAGCTCCGTCTTTTACTTTTATCTTAATCTCAGTACCGCTTGCAACAGCTTCTAAGGTGTTAACAGCGTGTGATTCGATTACATTGTCAGAACCTAGAGATAAGTCTCTTAGAAGTATCGTAGAGCCTGTAGAATCAAGTCCAAAGTCCATTGCTGTTTTACTTAGGTTAGGAGAAGCAAATTCTAAGTCTTTATCTTCAAATAACCTATTGTGTACTGTAGATTGGTATCTTACTAGACCTGAAGTTGGGTCTACTGTGTCCCCTTCTCTAACTTGGAATACACCTAAGTCTACATCATCTGATTTTCTTACTTTACGTATCTCAGCAAATATAGTAGTACCAGCTCTTACGTCTACTGGATGGTCAAAGAACCATTCTATAGTATCCCCTGCGGCTATTGTATTTGCAGCTCTTACTGCATTCTCAGGTAATGTTTGTTTGTAAACTTGTCTACTATTAATTGATATTTTGTAATCTAAGCGGACTAAACTCTGGTCTACAGCTTCAGCTGCAACAGTAGTTATTCCTAATCCTGCGATATTGATGCCAAAGAAGTTATCTCCTGAATAACCTATAGAAGTAGATGTTACTGGGCTTCCTCCTAACGGTAAACTAAACATATCGGTATATACACGACCACTAGGTGGAATGTATCCGTCAGAACCTTGATTAGCTACAATGCTTTGGTCTTTAAGACCTCCCCACATAGGAAAGAAGTTGATATCTGAAGTTAGGTTAGTAAAGAAGATATTTTCAGAACCAGAAGACATCTTATGCTGCTCACCTAAGAATAATGAGTTAAGAGTAGTTTCAATAGCTCTATCTGCTACTAATTGGTCTTGTGATGCATCATACTCAAAGTGACTTAAAGTCTCTATCTCAGCAGCTGTAATAGTTCTTAAACTACTAGTCTTGGCATATCCTAGAGCAGCAATGTCCGCATCTGATA